CCTAGAGCAACGATAGCAATGGCAAAAGCCGAAGGTTGGTATGGTAAAGCAGGCTCGAAGTGGAAAACAATGCCAGAGCTTATGCTCCAATACAGAGCCGCTGCGTTTTTTGGTCGCCTATATTGTTCAGACATTCTTATGGGAATGCAGACTGTTGAGGAAGTAGCCGACATCACAACTACATCAACTACACCAAACGTAATCCAACAACTCAACAACACTGTAGCAACACAACAACCAACACCGACACCACCTATCGGGGGGAGTGATGCACCAAATGCAGGAGCCGTTTCAGACGCCACCATTGTTAACGACGACGACATCCCAAATTGATGAACCCAAGTTCCTCACACCTGCGCAACTTGTCGAGCGGTACGGGAATCGCATTAGCGTCCGTACCCTCGCAAATTGGAGGAGCGCAGGAGTCAGCCCTCCATACGTGAAGGTTGGCGGAACAGTCCTCTACCCACTTCGAGAATTGGAGCTGTGGGAATTGAAACGAACCTGCACCGGCACGTTCCAATATCAAAAATAGTCCACTCTCCCCCGAGTGCCCAACCTGAGCCCGACCTGATTTCAGCGTCGGGCTTTTTTATTGCGAAAACAATCACTTATCAGAGCCGTTGACATTACCGATCCAACAAGTTACATCCGTTCCCGACAAGTCATGTTTCTTCATGGAATCAACGACTTGTCGCGCGTGAACATCACATAGACTCACGTGCGTTCACAGCATCCTGTGTCCAAGGAGTGCCCAAACGTGACCAAGCTAACTCAATCACTGGTGACATCCATCAAGGCTACTGACAAAGATTGTTGGTACGCCGATTCTGAACTTACGGGAATGTACCTGCGTGTGCAGCCTAGCGGACGTAAGACAATTGTCATTCGGTACCGCAATAAATATGGCACGTCTCGCAAGTACACCATTGCCCGTGTGCAGGATGCTCCCATCTCACAGCTCCGCGACCTTGCTCGAGAACACCTTATGGAAGTGCGCAAGGGTGGCGACCCTGCCGCCGAAAAGGCTCTCGTCAAAGACAACCCCACCGTTGCCGAGCTCGCAGACATATTCATGGTGGAAGCGGTCGTTTCGCGCAAGCGCACCTCTATCGACCTATACCGCTACCTGCTTCGGCGTTGGGTGATTCCATCAATAGGAAAGGTGCGACTTGCGGAGCTCTCGCCTCAGCACATCAGCAAGATGCGCGACATGTATGGGAGCGTGTCACCCGTGGCCGCGAATCGCGCAGTCAAGCTCATGCGCCAACTGTGGACGTTCGGAGAATCGCATGTTCTCTGTGAAGGAAAGAACCCTGCGGCTTACGTGAAGCTATATCGCGAGAGTTCTAATCGCTCTCATTTGAGCCCCGAAATTTTGCGCGACATAGTTAGACTCATTGAGAAGCCTGAAACAAGCCCAGCATTTAGAAAATTGGTAATCCTACTTCTGTACACAGGTTGTAGGGTTATGGAAATTGCCACCGCTCGAACGGAGTGGGTGGACTTTGAGAAGAAGATTCTTCGGTTGCCCGATTCCAAAACGGGTGCAAAGGTTGTGGAGCTATCAGACGTAGCACTTGGACTGATAGACCGTAATATGCCGTATGTGTGCGGCCAAGTTATCAACCATCCGCACGACATGATATGCAAACACCGCAAGCGTTTAAACCTACCACACTTCACATATCATCAATTGCGCCACACGTTTGCGTCTATCTCACTTGATAAAGGCATGTCGGTGCGTGATGTTGCCGACTTGCTTGGCCATGCGAACAGCAATACCACAATGCGTTACCTGCATAGTGTGAGAGCTAATCGCGCCAATGAGGCTGCGGATGGAGTGGCGAATTATCTCGCGCTTTAAGGTGTGCCCATAGGCACGCCGCTTTCATTTCCGCCAAAAGAGAAGGGCTCCCGTAAGAGAGCCCTTTTCCAACACATACACACTAGCGACACGTCGCAGTGTCTTTATAGCGATGCCAACTGAAAATGCATTCCGTCAACACGACGCTTCCACGAGCCACCCCACTCAAAGCCTGCATCCGTGAACGCCTTCACAAAGCCTGCCGATAGGGTTGGCGCGATTCCTAGTCGATTCCATGCAGCGTTCACGTCAAACGCGATTCCCCACCCGTGCATGGATAGGTACTTGATTGCATCGTCAATGTTGCCTGCCTTCACAGCTCGCAGGTACGCAGCCTCGTAGCCACGCATCGGGCGGATGTTGAAGCTCCCATCCCAAGTCTTCACTTCGCCTGCTAGCTTCGCCTTCATCAGATTGCGAAACCCTGCCTCGAGCGGTGCGACCATAAGTTTGTTGCCGTAGATTTTATTCGGGAGCGCAGGGATAGCATCGTTGATGTCCTTAGGCACGTCCCACAGCGTCATGTGAGTAGACTCAAACAGGCTGTTTTCATTTTTTGCGGTGGCTTCGTTATCGAACGGAACACCGAACTTCACGAGCGCATTAAGAGCTGTAATCATATCCTGAACCTTTAGTATTTGATAATGTAAAGTAGCGCAACGTTCTTTGGTCTTGTTTCAGTACCTCCCGCAGTCTCCGTATTTTCAGAACCATCGGTTCCGTTATCATCCATCGCGAAGAAGCCTGTTGCAGACGTTCCCGTTTGACGATTGATTTTCTTAACTGTGTGAAAGTGGCTCCTTAGTTCATCAGCCTGTGTACTACCAAATGTACGTCCACTATCTACTAATGCACCATTGTTCCAGCCACGAGCAAAATATCCACGCATATCTGGAATCTTGAAAGTAGTTGAGCCATCACCAGCACCAAATGTAACGCCGATAGTTTCAAATAGTCTCTTGTACATAGTACGCGAAAGAACTGAACCATCGCACTCAATGTAACCATCAGGCGCAGTATTAGCTGCATGCATGATGATAGTTCCAACAGGCGTTGAATCGCCTTTGATAACTATTGCGTGGTACGTTCCAACGAGGGTAGGATTAGACGCATTTGCACGATACACGATGATAACTGTATCTCTGCTTCTGAGGTTCAATCCTATTGCAGATTGCCCAAATTCTCCATCAGCAAGAATAACACCCGTGTCCGCTGTAACAATCATTGACCCGTTCACATTGGTCGTGTCGTTCTTGATGATGATTGCTTGGCCGTCTTTCAATCCATTAGTAGCATCATCGAAGTGTGGAAGTGTAATCGTGAGATTACTAGTTCCTGTAAGCCTTACGAATGCTCCCATGTGCGTTGCATCGAGCGTCGTATTAGACGTGAGCGCAATCGCGTCTTTGAGTTGCATATCACCCGCAAGTAGTTTATCTACTTTGCTTTTTAACCACTCGGTTCTGTTGCCGAGTTTCTGTGCTTGTTCATTAGCGATACCACCGGGACCACCTTGAACGGGGTCAGTAGTAGCCAACTCATATACATCTGTTTCCCAAGTTTGGGTAAGTGTTAGATTTGCCATTGTATATTATTTTAAAATATTATTTTCCAAGTGCCAACAATACGGATTGTATTGTCTTTGTTGATTACCGCACGTGTCTTACGTGCGAACATAACCCCATCGCTATCGAACAAACCAAACTCTTGTATTGCCTTGCCGTTAGCTTCTGAAAGCTCAATAGAGAAATCAAACTGTACCGTTCCATCAACAGGATACGACACGGTTGTGATAGCCTTACTGAAAGGAGATGTTATCGATGAATCTCCTGCCGCCGCAGCCGTTCCGCTCGTACCTGCTTTGAAATCTGTGATAGCGTAACCGCCACCACCGCCAATGAGTCGAGCTATATTATTTCGCCCAAGGGTAACAACTAGATTCTTATCTACGCTGTCTTCAATGAGAGCTTCATCCTTGTATACTTTAAGTGCAACCTCTCCACGAACGGTTACTCTATCATCGGTGCGCAAGTAGTTGCGCAAAAAGTCAATTATATTTTGCATCATATTACTGTTATTGTTAGTAAGTCAAGTTCTCCCAAGAAGGTATGCGAGCCTATGTATGTTTCTGCTCCATCGTAAGTGAAGCCTGCGAAACTATCAGTTAGCGCAAGTTCGTACTCTGGAATTTCAAAAGTGTCGCTATACGTCATCTTATCGTTGATTCTGATACCTGCTGAGATGTCCAACAAGTGAGAACGAACGTTCTTATATTCATTCACTAGCGTAGCAATGTCAGGATATAAATCGTTAGTCCAAGTGAACGTATCAGCGATATAGATAATTACACGGAACATCGCCCAATGCGGAGAGTCGTAGTAAATCGTCCCGTTGAAATCATAAGTTCCATCGTACAGATTTCCCTTTAGATGATCATCTACAACAACATCATTATATCCAAGCACCTTCAATGATTCAGAGATAGCCCAACGTGTACCTTTATATCGGTGCAAGTCGATAGCTCTCTTTATCAAGTCACGCTGCTTCTGTATCGTGTCTGCCCATCGCATACCCTTGTAGCCTTCAACATCAAATTGAACAGCTAGGAATGGCAATGCTTCAACAGGACATGTATCTACCATGTTCATTAGAACAACCGACAAATCAACGCTTTCGAGCTGCGCCGAGAACGCTTCCTCAAATACCTTGATGTGTGGTGCTGCTACTGATTTGGCTAATACACTATCCATTATGCTTCACTGATGCCGACAAAGTTAATATTTATCGCGAGGTTATTCGCAAATTCTTTTCTCGAGAGAACGATGTCACTCGATGGGCTCACAACTTCAACGTCGTAGATGCCATCCGTTTTGAATGTCTTGATGATTTCAGAACGTACGATGTCCTGCCCTAGTTTCTTCCTTCGAGCCTTCACATAGGCGTTGGCCGCTGTAGATGCTGCCGCAGCTTCCACACTCTGCACCGCTGTATCTAATAGCGTGAGGTTGACTGTCAATGTATAGTCTACAGGCGTTGGTGCTGCAACAATAACAGTGTCCGTAAGTGGACGTACTTTCACGTCGTCGCAAATGTCGAACACCGATTGTATTATTCCACTCGGCGTTGTGCCCGTTTCCATCAAAGGATATATTTCGACACGCCCAGGTGCTACACCTGACTCTTGCCCCAATACGCCAACATCGATGATTTGCGGACTAGCCGACTTAGCCCAATACTCGTATGCGCCGCGTGGCCCTGCTACGCTGAACACAGATGGAGCTAGCTTGATTCTGTCGCGTAGCTGTTCGTCTGTTTCTTGGTCGCCACCACCCGTTGTAACGCCGATGTTGCTCGCTGCTACTAGGTAAGGCTGTGGGTCTTGGATTATCGAGATTTTGCCTGCCGTGTACCCATTGCCGATAGAGCCTGACTGCTGAGCTGTGCATTCAATCTCAACGGAATCGTCGCCACTTGGTACGGTTGTCGCCACGTTGGTAGCGAACACCACACGCCCATCAACAGAGGCAACGAGCGTTCCAACAGGAATCACAACATCTCCATGTCCATCAACGAGCTCAAATAGAATGGTACATACAGCATTTGACGGAGCTAGTCTCTCAACGCCTACGAGCTGTCCCAAGTAGTCAAGAATAGGAGCGTTGGCAAATGCCACTAGGTTTTGTTTTGCTGCCTCGTCTACCTTGTACCTGAATAAGAACTCTCGGTAGGCAAGCGCATTTATAACGAGCATTTCGGGCTGTGCAGGCTGTAATGTTTTGCCTGTTGCAGCCTCATAGAATGCAATCATTTCTTCTTTGATTGCTGTTGCGTCGTGTTCAACGAATATAGGGGTGGGTAGTGTGCTCATTAGATGTTATATGTTACGTCCGTTTGGTCTGTTTGAACTGTATTTTTTATTGAGAACTGAATCTTCACAACGAGAGATGATACATCCAACGTATGCGATAGCTTGATGTTCTCAATGCGAGGTTCCCACATTTCGAGAGCCTCTTTAATTTCCTTGAAGATATTTGCGATTACCACGTTGATTGGCTTGTCGAGATACTTATACACGTCGCACGCAAAGAAAGGTCGTAGAGGGTCTGTTCCGCGTGGTGTCGTACAGATGATACGGATACATTGACGTATATCATCAAGCCCTTGAACGAGCTTGCCTTGGCCTTCGAGCGATAGTGCCCACTCTTTATTTGTAACTCCAATCACACTCATAGCAATTCAGGATTAACTCTTGTTGTTATAGATACGCTTCCAACAGGCGTTACAAGTGCATCGGGAAAAACTTCATCGTTATACTTCTTAATGCCCATTGCGATGCATTTTGCAAGTCCTTCACGAAAGAGTTGCCTACCCTGTGCCGCTGTTGTTGCCGCTGCGCAAGGTACTAACAATTCTGATTCTACCAACAACGAGATATATGTTTCTAAGTCTGATTCTGTGAATGGCATGTGCTATGGTATTAGTAGTGTTTGTAAACGGGTCATGATTCCTGAGTATGCCGCAGCGTTCAATGGTGGTGTAGTAGGGAAACCGAGATTTCCTGTGTGAGTTTCAACCGTGAGCTGCGTGAGCAAATCGTTCAAGATGGCGTAGAGCGTTTCACCGCCCTTCTTGATCCTGAATCCGCCCGCCTCGTTCACGACGAACTGCGATTGCCCGATTTTGAGAGTGAACTCCTTGCCTGCTCTATCGTACTTGATTTGCGCTCCATCCTTGAACTCAACGCCCCAAATGTCCTTTCCTTGAACCTTGGGTGTATCCTCGCTGTTGTATATCGCGCCAACAACTACGCCATTCTCACAATGTTCATCCATGTGACAGGCAACGTGTTCGCCAACATCGAACGTGTGAAAGTGTTTGTTGCCCTTGGAGCCTTGTACCACAACAGGTATCCAACCCGATGTGATTTCGTCCTCTTTGAACTCCACACGAACACGTCCCTCTTCGGGCTTTATTTCTGATATGAATCCGAATTTTATCATACGTGCCTCAAATGATTTCGTTCAATAAAATAGTGTGACTTGCATGGAAACTGAAAGTTGCCAACAGATGGGCTGAAAGTTACTTCATCATTTGTTCGCAAGTATTGCCAACCACCATTGCCAAATGGGAGCACAACTAGGTTTCCGCATCCGCAAGGACATAGATGTGTTGATGTCTTGTATTTTTCAGATACATATATAATGCCTTCAACGAGGTTCTCGTTTTCAGGAATGAACTCAACAAATATGGTCGCTAATTCTGTTCTCATACGCCTTTGATTTGTAAATCTGTTCTGTGACCTCCGCTCTTATTCAATCGATGCGTACTGGTCTCAATGTGCCACTTGCCGCCAAACTTCCCGAACCCCTCAATGTTCAGATTCACTCCCGACACAAGTCGTTCGTTTCCTGCAAGTGAGATAGAGCCCGTTCTGTTCTTCGAGTTGGCTTGATATAATTGCGCCTTTGCCTTGATGTCCGCTTGCTGCTTATTCTCGGCTTTGGTCGTGATTAGGAGCTTGTCTGATACGCCTGCAATGGAATCATCCACCGATGGCGCGTGAGTAGCCGTGATGATTTTCCTGTCTACAGGGTTGTGATAGGTGGCCTTCGCCTCCTTGTATGTCTCCTGCGTTTTGTCCGTGAATGAGAACGTGCTCATTTCGGACTTGGTGAGCGTCAACACAGCGTCCGCTTTCTCGAGCTTCTCGCGCTTGGTGAATGTCACCTTCGAGTCACGTACAGCCACCACGTAGCCGTACTCGTTCCCTAGCCTATTGATGAACCCTAGCCCCGTCTCTCGGTGCTGAGTGACACGCTCGAGCTGTGGGTTATCCTCGAACTCTCCGTTCACTTGGCAACCGAACTTCACGGCTGTTTTTTCAACAACCTCTTTCAACGACTTCTTTTCGTGCGCTACTGTCTCCTTGGTGCGTGTCGCCTTACTGATTCCTGTAGCAATGCCTTTGATTTGGATTGTATCACCTGGTCCCGACAACGTAATTTCGTCAATCTCAAAAGTACCGCAACCCATGCTACCAATAGTAGCTGTGAGTTTATCGCCTTTTGTTGGATACCACGAGTTTTGCCAACGTGCGTCCGTGTCTTCCACAGTCAACGTAAGCTCGTCGCTTTCGCCGTGAACCTTGTCGGTGTAGTCCAATGCAATCACGAACGCCGTGATATCAGCGCCCTTGTACTTAACTTTATATTTTGGACTTTCGACGTTCATTTTAGAAGCTATTCCACAATACGAATGTTACCGTTCCAAAAATGAACATCGCTAAGCGAATTTCAAATGTTATTGGAAACAACCTATCAATTATTGATGTACTCGTGTTGCTTGGATAGTCCACGAAACCCAACGTGTACACTCTTGGGTTCAACCAATGGCGAACCTGATACATGATTCCTAAGTGGAAGAACGGGTAACAGAACCCTAACGCGACAGTACTTGCAACATCAAGTTTCCACCATACGAAACAGAACCAAATTGCGCGAACTGCAACGAGTGGAATATGTAAGTTCTTTGCCTTCTTGCGAGGCATGTTCTGTTTATCAGCAAAGTGCCAGAATAGAGCCTCTAGCAAACCAATAACACAAAACACTAAAATATTTAAGTAGTAGAATTTCATTGTCTGAGTGATTTAATTATGAACCAAAGAACGTCGATTACAACGACAAAAACAAATGCCATGCCTATGTACAGATACAATGTTGAGCCGTACACGTTGCACAACTTACCGAAGGTACCTGCTAAAGCTGCGCTGAAAACGATACGTAACTTATGTGGTGTAGCCCATAGGAACAACAACGGGAATATAAACCACGCGAAAACGCGAAGAACCTTCACCCATGTGCGCTCTTTGATGTCCGCCAAACCTGCCGCAATGAGGCAATGATTCGGAGATATTAGGAACACAACCACCTTGCCGTAACGAGTGAGCTTCTGAGCCACATAATTGTGTCCAAGCACCTCGCTAATCGTCTCTCGAGGATTCCCGAACGGCTCTCCGTCGCGTGATATCAACGTCCCGTTCCACAACGCGCGAAACTCGCGGTTCCCGAACATGTCGATGTTGACTGCGGTCTGATGGAAGTAACCTTTCGGATACTTACCCGTACTTGCCCACAGGAATAGAAAGTTCACAACTCCGAAAACGGCGAATAATGCCAAGGCTAACCAATATAGTAGTATCATGCTGCTGGATAATTTAATGCTATGTAGTTTATTATGTCTGTATGTATTCTATTGTACAGCGTAGGCGACAGAACTCCCGACAGTTTCTCAAACTCTTTTTGTCCGCTCATCCATTGTCCTGCGACAATCTCGTTACGTGCGGGAGCTGTTGCTGCATAGATAGCGTCGTATTGTTCCTGAGAGATACCACCACCAAGTTTTGCAACACGAAGTTCCGCGCAGATACGTAGATGATATTCTTCTCCATCTGCTTTACGTTTTAAGTAACGTTGATATTCTTCCTCGTTCTTTGCTGCCAAGAACTCTAATTGTGTCGCTCCCTCATAGTACTCATTCGTCTGTGGATTGAACTTCGGTTTCACGAAGGATTCCATCATAACGATAGTTGTTGAGTTCGCAGGCTGCGTCTCAAATTCCTGCGAATAAAGCACATCGAATGTAATTGGGTTGTATATTGTATAAGTCATCGTCTTGCCTTTAAAAATGTTATTCTCGCTGCGTCACCACCATTTGCTGTTTGATTTGCTGTAACTATATACTTGTTTGAAGTCCAATCAATAGCACACGTAGTTACGGCTGTCGCAATCCCTGTAAATGCAGTAAAGTTGGTTGTAACAGCCGTACTATCGACCTCTGTACCTGCCCCCGTTCCGTTCTTTACTTTTATTCTTAGAAAGATATGTCTTGTAAAACTTAAATGCGATGATGTTGTTGTAACTATCGCAAGAAGTATTGGACTTCCTGATAAATCAGGCGTTGTGTTTGCATAGATCCTTAGCGTGTTTGCTCCATTAGTTCCCGTCTTTCTAACACCTGCAATAACTTCAATTGATGTATCCACATCAACCATTGAAGGAGTGATGAGAATGGAGCTCGAAACTGTGTTACTTGTTCCGCTCGTAATCGTTCCATCCGTTGCATTCTCAGCTAATACAGATAGTCTATTTGTTAGATACGTAAGAATTGCAGCCTTGAAGTTTGCCCAACTTAACTTTTTTAGGATGTTACTCGCTGCGCTATCCATCAACGCTACTTGGTCTGCATCAACGGGTGTTGTCTTAGATGTCGCGCCATCAATTAACGCGCCTATTGTAGTTGTTGTTTCGTTGCCGCTATTAGTGCCGCTAGTGTTACCTATCACTATTGCTTGTGCATCAGTTACATAGTTCTTGTCTGTTGAAGCTGCAATGTCTGCTGTCGTTGCATCAGCACCATTTGTAACAAGTCCTTTGCTATCGTATGTTATTTTAGTTTTTGTTGCACCCGTGATTGCTGTATTGGCTGCAACACCTCCTAAACCTGCTAATGTTTGGTCACCCGTATTTGTTCCACTTAATGTTAACCCACTATCTTTAATTAATTTGCCTGTTGTACCATCAAAAAAGACTACTCTGTTAGTTACTGCCGATGCTGGCCCTACAACATCGCCGCCACTACTTGTTCCAAAAGTATAAGTAGCCCATGCACCAGAATGATA